ATAGATGTGCTACACAGGTAGGTAAGATTAGAGCAAGACAACTTGCAAAAGGAGAGCCTATCTCAGTAGAAACTATTAAGAGAATGTACTCTTACTTATCAAGAGCAGAAGAATACTATGATGAAGGCGATACAAGTGCTTGTGGCACTATTTCGTATTTACTATGGGGTGGTAAAGCGGGACTTCGTTGGGCTGAGGCGAAACTAAAAGACCTTGACTTAATTGACCTTAAAAAGCCTTGTCAGGAGGGATACGAGATGATAGGAATGAAAGAAAAGAACGGAAGATTAGTACCTAATTGTGTTCCTATTAAGTAATGGCTAAACAAACGGTCTATATCAAGGTTAATAAAACCAAGAAGCACGGAGTACAAGCTAAAACTAAGATGAGTAAGTCTAAGACTTCGAAAAACTATAAAAAACCATACAGAGGACAAGGAAGATGAAAGAAGATAAAACACCAAGTTATTCAAGTCCTAAGAACTCATCAAGAGCCTGTTTGTGTAAGGATAAGAACACTTACAGTAGAAAGTGCTGTGACGGCTCACTATGGGCACAGGGTATCGGTAGAACAAGAGGTAATAACTAATAAATATATATACAATGATTAAAAAAGAAATCGCAGATAAACTCTTTAAAGCAGAGTTATCTCAACACAAAGTAGAGTTAGCAGGTGAGATTGAGAAATTTCTTAGATACTATGATGGTGTAGAAAGTTTTGGGAAAAATATAGATATCGACATTGAACAAATTGAGAGTTTTAGAAGAGGTTTAAAAGTAGATATGGAGAATCTTATTGATGATATGAAACTTTTGCAAAAGGGTATAGATATGGCTGAAAGAGCTGCTAAAGATTTAGGTATTAATCCTAACTCTATTCCATACTTTGACAAAGCAAAATCAGCAATTTCTTACGGAGAAAAGCAATTAGCTAAAGGGAAACAATTTAAATAAAACCAAGATATGAACACACAAAAATCAGTATTTAACAAAATCTCCAAAATAGAGAGAGAAGTTGAATCTAAAGAGGTAGAGTTATCTGAAGTACAGAAAGTAGAACTTGCTCGTAAACCACAATCTCTTTTAAGTGAATTAAGAAAACTTGATTCTAAAATGCAAAGTCAGGAATCTAAAATGAGTAAGATTTATCAAAACTATAAATCAGCACAGAAAGAGTTTGTCAGTTTTATGGATGATGCTGTAAGTCAAACAGATGATATTTTAAGCGATATAGGTAGAATTATGGATGCTGCCCAAGAACTTGGAGTTACAGATTTTAAAAGCATTGATGGTTTAGAGGAGGCTAATGATTTACAATTCAAATTAAATCGTATAGCTCAAGATGCTAAGAAATTATATCCTCGTTTAGACTAAAAATGCAAAATAAAAATCACTAATCGTTATATAAATATGAAACCAACAGAAATGCTAAAAGAAATCAAATCACTCTTAGGCATTGAGTTATCTGCTGAGGAAATCAAAGTAGAATTAGCTCAAATGACCTTAGAGAATGGTACTATTTTGGAAGCTGAGGAGTTCGCACCTGAACAAGAGGTATTCATCGTAACAGAGGAGGACAAGATTGCCCTTCCTGTAGGTGAGTATGCTTTAGAGGATGGTCGTATTCTAAAAGTTGAAGAAGAAGGTATCATCGCTGACATTATGGCTCAAGAATCTGAAGAAGCACCTGCTGAGGAAGTAGAGGCTGCTGAAGAGGAAGAGAAAGAAGAAATGGGGTATGTTAAAAAAGAAGAGTTCGCTGCTGCTATTGACGAAATCAAAGCAATGATTGACGAAGTAAAAGCAGGAATGAAAGAAAAAGAGGAGATGGCTGCTGCGGTAGAAGAGCAAGTAAGAGAAGAATTATCTGCTACTCCTGCATCTGCACCTCTTAAACACAATCCTGAAGCAAAAGCACAAAAAGATGCTTTCAATTTTTCAACTAAAAGAGCGGAATCAACTCGTGATAGAGTATTCGCAAAACTTGCAAATCTTAAATAATTAAAACTTAAATAAACAAAAATGGCAACAACAACTTCAATCACTACTACTTACGCAGGTGAGTTTGCAGGAAAATATATCGCTGCTGCACTTCTAAGTGGTTCTACTATCGAAAACGGTGGTATCGAGGTAAAACCTAATGTTAAATACAAAGAGGTTATCAAGAAAGTAGCTACTGATTCTAATGTAATCAAAGATGCTACTTGCGACTTTACCGATACTGCTACTGTAACTCTAACTGAGAGAATTCTTCAACCTGAGGAGTTTCAAGTAAACTTAGAGTTCTGTAAAAAAGACTTCCACTCAGATTGGGAAGCTGTACAAATGGGATACTCTGCATTTGACAACCTACCTCCTGCTTTCTCTGACTTCATCATCGCTCATGTAGCAGGTCTTGTAGCTGAGAAAACTGAGCAAAACATTTGGGGTGGTGCTACTGCTACCGCAGGTGAATTTGATGGTATCGTTACTCTTGCAACTGCTGATGCAGATGTAATTGATGTAGCAGGTGCCGCAGGTGGAATTACTGCTTCTAATGTAATCGCTGAGTTAGGAAAAGTAGTAGATGCTATCCCTTCTGCACTTTACGGAAATGAAGATTTATACCTTTATGTTTCTCAGTCAGTTGCTCGTGATTATGTTCGTTCATTAGGCGGATTCGGAGCAAACGGATTAGGTGCAAACGGGGTAAACAACTTAGGTACTCAATGGTGGAATAACGGAGGTTTATCTTTCGATGGAGTTAAGTTATTCGTAGCTAACGGTATGGATGATGATTACATCGTAGCTGCTCAGAAGTCTAACCTTTTCTTCGGAACAGGACTACTTTCTGACCACAATGAAGTAAAACTACTTGATATGGCTGACCTTGATGGTTCACAAAATGTACGAGTAGTTATGCGATTCACAGCAGGTGTACAATATGGTATCGGTTCTGACATCGTACTTTACACTCCTACTGCTTAATTAATTTAAATGTCTAACGAAGAAGGGTGGGTGAGCCAATATGTGCCTACCTGCCCTTTTTTAATAATATAAACTATGGCTTGTTCTTTATCACTTACAGGTAGACAGTTCCCTTGTGCCAAAGCAGTTGGTGGTCTTAAAAAGATTTACTTTGCAGCTTTCGTAGAGGGTGGTCTAACTATCACGGCAGGGGCAGTAGATGGTACTTGGTACGGGTATGACCTAAGAGGTGCATCATCTGTAGAAACCGCTATCAATGGCTCTCGTGAAAATAACTCTATTTTCTACACACAAACAGTAAACATTCAGTTACCGCTTCTTGATTCTGCAACTCAAGACGAAATCAAACTATTAGCTGCTGCAAGACCTCACATCGTAGTTGAGGATTACAATGGTCAGCAAATGGTTATCGGATTGGAACACGGTGCAGACCTTACAGGAGGTTCACTTGCAACAGGTGCTAACTTAGGGGATTACTCAGGATTCACTTTGACTTTTGAGGCTCTTGAGAAAGAACCACCTGCTTTCATTTCGACTGCTGTTACTGACTCTGCTGCTTCACCAATCGCACCTGCGGTTAGTGCTGCATCATAATCTTTGAAATAAGGATAATTAAGGGGGACATTTGTCCCCTTTTTTTATATCCCTATGCAAATAATAAGATTCTATTCGTTATATAAGTATGAAAGTCTTAACAACAAGTACAGATGCACAGAGTATGTCTATCATACCGAGAAGTTATGCATCTACTATTACTATAAAGCTAAGAGATGAATCTACTAACGAGATAACTACTTATTCGGATGTTGCTACAACTACAGATAAGGGTTATTTAAGTTTCTCTAATGCATACGCTTTAACAGAAAATGTATTTTACGAACTAACAATATTAGAAGGTTCGAGCGTTATATATATGGATAAGGTATTCTGTACCGACCAAACGATAAGTGAGTACTCTGTAAATAACGGACAATACACTACAGAGGATTCTTACGATAATGATTATATCATAATATGAGTAGAGCAGCAAATAAGCCGAAGGTACATAACGATTTAAGAGTCGTAAACTTCAGCACTTACACATCACCTAAAATCACAGAGAATAAGAATCGTGATTGGGTAAACTACGGAGAGGACAATAACTACTATCAGTACTTAATTGATAGATACAACGGTTCTGCTACTAACAACGCAATTATCAATGGTATCTCAGAGATGATTTACGGAAAAGGGTTAGATGCTACTGACTCTAATCGTAAGCCTGATGAGTACGCACAGATGAAGTCTTTATTCTCTAAGGATTGCGTTCGTAAG